GAGACCGCCTAGCACAGGCCGGGCTAGGCTGGTGCTCAGATCACGTCTGCGCCAATGGCTCGCCACCAGATCACGCCGCAGGCCGAGGATGCCCCTCTGCCTCCTCCTCCTGCGGAAGGTGGCAGCTACATCCTGTCCGGTGGCGCATGGCTGCTGGTTCAACAGACCGCCCCGGCACAGCCGGCGCCAGTCGCTGCAGACCCCGCCCCCGAATCCGAGGACTGACCCATGGCCCTGTGGCGTAATCGCCTTGCCCTCGTTAAGACCGAGGCAACCTATGGCACCAGCTCTAGCCCTGCTGCCACCGATGCCCTGTTGTTCACCGAGCTGGACATCGAGCCGCTAGCCCTCGAGCTGGTGGAGCGCGAGAACATCCAGGCGTACATGGGCAACCGCGCCAGCGTGGTGGGTCAGCGTTCGGTGCCGGTGAAAGCCACCGTTGAGATGGCAGGCTCTGGCACCGTTGGTGCAGCCCCCCGATGGGCGCCGTTGCTGATGGCATCAGCCTGCAGCGAAACCGTGGTGGCCAGTACCAGCGTCACCTATGCGCCGGTGAGCTCTAGCCACAGCAGCTACACAATGGACTTCTACGCCGACAACGGCAGCCGCCAGGCGATCACCGGCGTCCGTGGCACGGCCGAACTGAGCATGACGGTGGGCGAGATCCCGACCATCGCGTTCGAGCACATGGGCCTGTACTCCGCACCCGGTGCTCTGAGCCGTCCGAGCGAGACCTACTCGGCGCAGGCCGCACCGTTGGTGGTCAATGCCGCCAACACCACCAGCGTCAGCGTGCACGGCTTCAGCGCCTGCCTTCAGTCCTTCACCCTGTCCCTCGGTGTTGAGACCGTCTTTCGCCAGCTGGCAGGGTGCACGCAGCAGGTGCTGGTGACGGATCGCAAGGCGACTGGCAGCATCACCATCGAGCTGCCAGCCTTCGCCACGAAGGACTTCCTGACCCTTGCCAGCAACCAGACCACCGGCGCTATCAGCTGGGTGCATGGTGCCACCGGCGGCAACATCATCACCTTCACCGCCAATACCTGCGCCTTCGATGCACCCACCATCGAGGATGGCGATAGCGTCACAATGATCACCCTGCCGTTCCGCCTTCTTCCCAGCGGCTCCGGCAACAATGACTTTTCGCTCGCTCTGACCTGATGGCCTTCATCCTTGAGCAGTCGCCCACCTTCACCTGGCCGATCGTCATTCGTGAGCTGGTCGACGGCGGACGCTACCGCACCCATCAGTTCGAGGCAGTGTTCAACCGGCTGCCACAGGACCGTATGGAAGAGGTGCAGCTGGCATACCACCGCATCAAGACAGAGGTGCAGCGCGACGAACTGATCGACGCACTGCCGACCCGAGACATCGCGGCCGAGATCCTCGCCGGCTGGCGTGGCATCACCGACCCCGATGGCAAGGAAGTCGAGTGCACGCCAGGCACGAAGGACCAGCTGCTGAAGGTGGCCACCGTGGCCGACGTGCTGGTGAGCACGTTCTTCGAGGCCCACGAAAAGGCTCGAGCAAAAAACTGACCGGCGCCGTGGATCACCTCCTGCGAGCTGGCAAAGGTGACACGGCGCAGCTGCAGAGCGATGCCGCGGCCTACGGTGTGATCTTGGAATCCCACCATCTGGCACCGGTGCACTGCACCCTGTGGCTCGAGCTCTGGCCTGCGGTGCAGTTGTTCATGCGCTGCCTGACCCAGTGGCGCGCCACATCCGGCGGCATCATCGGCCTCGACTACGGCGTGATGCTGCAGCTGGCTGCCGTGCTGCAGCTGCCTGTGACTCAGCAGCTGCTGGATGACGTGCAGACAATGGAAGCACACGCGATCACCAAGGTGAACCGGAGGAAATGAAATGGCTGTGATGCAAGCGCTGCTTCAGATCAAAGCCGACGTGAAGGGCGAAGGGCAGGTGAACGCCCTGGGTCGAGCGCTGGGTGGCATCCAGCAGAAGGCCGCGGCAGCGAGTGCCGGGCTTAAGGGGTTGACGGCCGCGGCCGGCATGGGCGGATTGGCTGGGTCGTTCGGTGCACTGGCGCCATTGCTCAGCGTTGGCGGCCTGGTGGCGATGACGAAGAAGACGCTAGACGCTGGAAATGAGATGTTCAATCTATCTCAGAAGACAGGCGTTAGCGTTGAAGCATTGGCGCGATTCAAGAAGGCGGCATCTACATCTGGCACTGATGTTGAAACAGTAGCCAAGGCTATAACCAAGCTGTCTAAAGGAATGCTTGAAGCGGCACAGACTGGCAAGGGCCCGACGGCTAGCGCATTGCAAAGCCTCGGCGTGAGCGCCACTGACGCATCCGGCAAGCTGCGATCTGCCGATGCCGTCATGCTGGACATCGCCACGAGGTTTAAGGCCATGCCAGATGGTGCACAGAAGACAGCGCTAGCAATGCAGCTATTCGGAAAGTCCGGCGCCGAGCTGGTGCCAATGCTGAACCTTGGCGGCGAAGCGATCGACAAGATGAAGGTCAAGATGACCACAGCATTCGCGCAGAAGGCTGACGAATACTCCGACAAGCTAACGGCACTCGGCGGCAAGGTTGGATCACTCGGCGCCGACATCGCAATGACGCTACTGCCAGTGCTGGACAAACTAGCTGACGGAGTCACAGCCGTTGTCGACTGGTTCAACAAGCTAGACCCAAGCATTCGCAACACCATTGTTGCGGTGTCGTTGTTCGCCATCAGCTTTGGCGCGATCGCTACTGTCGTCGGTGCTGTCGTCGGTGCACTGGGTACCATCGGCGGCGCCATCGCCGGGGTCACGGCGGCTCTCGGCGGCGCCAGCATTGGCGCCACAATCGCAGGCTGGCTGCCTGTTGTTGTCAGCACGATCGGCGGCATCATCGCTGCACTGGGCGGCCTCGTCACCTTCATCACGGGCACCCTCGTTCCCGGCATCCTCGCCGTAGTGACTGGCCCCGTTGGGATCACGGTGCTGCTGCTGGCGGCGATCGTGGCGCTGTTCGTCGCCTTCCGCGAGCCCATCATGAACTTCCTATCCTGGGCATGGGAGAACATCGTGGCCGGCTTCCAGAAAATCGCCGACTGGTACCTGAACGTCTACATCGCCTTCTGGCTGAACCTCTGGAACAACCTGATTGTGCAGCCGATCACTAAGTTCCTGGCATGGTTTGGCGCTACGTTCATCGCCGCATGGAACGGTTACATCAGCATGATCACCGGCATCTGGAATACGGCCGCTGGTGCATTCCAGGAAGGATGGCGCCGAGCTGGACAGTTCATCACTGGCATCTGGCAAGGCATTGTTAACGGCCTGCGTGGCATCGTCAATGGTTTCTTCCAAGGGTTCTTCGGTCAGATCAATGGCGCCATTCGTCTGATCAACTTGCTTATTGCTGGCTTCAACAGGATCCCCAACGTCCCAGACATTCCCTATGTCCCATCCGTCGGCGTGCCGAGATTCGCTGAAGGCGGTGTTGTCGATCGCCCCACGCTGGCCATGGTCGGCGAAGGTGGAGAGCGTGAATACATCATCCCAGAGTCCAAGATGGCCGGCGCGGCCGCGGCCTATCTCGGCGGTGCTCGTGGCGCTTCCGTCATGGGACCGAGCCCCATCAACATCACCACCGGCCCAGTCATGCAGCAGCAGGGGCAGAACTGGGTGACGATGGCCGATCTGCAGCAGGCCATGCGCGCCACTGAAGCAGCCACCCTGCAGCGCATCCGCACGCCAGCCGGCCGCGCCGCACTGGGCATCCGATGACTGTCGTATCACAGAGCCAGTTCCTCAGGGTCTACACCGCCGCCGGCGAGACTCTGCACCGGTGGCAGGCCTATTACGCCCACACCACCCGGCAGCATCTCGGCGTCGACTGGTCTTACCTGCCGTTCGATGCTTCAGGAATCACGATCGGCCAGACCGGTGACGAGTCGGGCGTGAGCATCAGCCTGCCAGCTGTGCCTGATGTGGTCGATGCCGTCGAGCTGGCCATCACCGAAGGCCACCGCTGGGAGCTCACGATCTACCAGTTCATCCCTGGACTGGAAGCGCAGCAGGTTCTGGTGGAGACCTTCACCGGTGAGATCGTGGGCGCCGTCGCCACACTCGGTGGCATCCGAATCGACCTCGGCTCTAGCCTGTCTCCAGTCGGTGCGCAGATCCCCCCGC